CGATGTCCAGCGGTTCCTTGTTATAGCGGTGACGCTTGGCGGCGGCCGGTGTGCCGCACGGCTTGAGCTTGCGAGGGTAGTTCTGCCCCCGGTCACGCTCACGCTCATAGTGGCGCTTGGATTCCTTACATGCCTCACACGGCTCCGTGCCGTGGTACTTGTGCTTGTTGTATCCCGACTTCCCGTAGAGGCCGTTACAGCCCAGGGGCAGCGCCTCCGGGTCGTGGTCAAGCTTCCACCGCGCGTTTGGGTGGGCCTTAGTCCTGGGCGTTCTTGACAATCTCTTCAAACGCCTTATCGACGTTCTCCTGGTCCCGCCGCTTCATCGCACGCTTCAAGCCGATGAGGGAGTTCTTGAGCATCCATGATGCCCACACGATGAACACGCCATTGACGGCCGCTGACCAGGAAAACTCCATGAGCAAGGCGCTCATGAGTACCGGGCCGGTGTAGAGCACAATCAACAGGCTCCACATGGCGACCATGAACCAACCGGCCTTGACGCTCTTTTGCTCACGCTGGCCGCGACCGATCCAGTAGGGGATTGTCCTGACGCCAGTTTTGGCGCCATCTGCCTTGAGTGCGGCCACCATCATGGCGTGGCCCTGGCGAGCAATCCGCTCATCCGGCCACGGAGCCAGCGACTCCAGCTTGCCGTCCTTGAGGATGCACGTGGAGAAAACCATTGGCACCGGGGCGCGCCCCTCTGCCCAGTCCTGGCCGTCCCAGTCGGTTATCACAGATACCGGCTTGCCGTTGTGCAGAAGCGTCTTATGCACGATCTTGCGTTCCCTGCGAGGGATCGCCTCCCACTGCTGTGGGCTTATTGGCCGCCCTTGCCGGTCATAGAACATCTACACATTCTAGCCAATTGAGAGGAAACAACTTGGCATTCCCCATCCAGCAATCCGTAATCGACTTCCACCGCAAGTTTGGTCACCCCGTCCGAGACACCCCGCAGACAATCTCCGTGGAGGAGACGGGACAGGCTTTCGGGTTCATTGAGGAGGAGCTCAACGAACTGTGGGAGGCCTCAGGCCTCAGCGGCATTTGCTCGGTGGAGGGTTGCTGCAATCAGGTAGAGGACGCTCCCGAGGAGCAGCCTGACCTGATCGAAATGGCTGACGCGCTGGGAGACATCGTGTTCACCGCCTATGGAATGTCCGCTCGGCTGGGCATTGACCTTGACCGCGTGTTGGCCGCCATCTGCGAATCCAACATGACCAAGACCCCCAACGGCCTGGGCAAGATCAAAAAGGGTGAGGACTACGTTCCCCCGAAGATTGCCGAAGCACTTGGCCTCTGAGCCAACCTGTGAGGAGTGCGGCCACCTAACAAGGCTGCACGCCTACATCAGCGGTTGCGCCGAATGCGCCTGCCGCCCCAACTACTTTTAGCACCGCCCCCAGGGCGCACGTCGCCCTAGGAGGCACCCGCATGTCCGCAGTAATCGTTTGGTCCAAGAAACCTTGTGTTCAGTGTGGCGCTGTAAAGCGCGGCCTGACCAACGGGGGAGTGGAGTTTGAGGAGCGAAACCTCCCCGACTTCCCCGAACAGCTTGAGGCATTCATGGCCGCTGGCCACATGCAGGCCCCGGTGGTTGAGGCCGTAGGCCATGACACCTTTGCTGGATTTGTCCCCGACGCCGTTGCCGCCATCGTGGCGGAATACGGCACCAAGTAATGGCCTGGGCATCCTCTGACAGAAAGTCCAGGCTGCCCCCCAACTGGTCCTCCCTCCGCAGAGCCGTCCTAGAACGGTGTGGCGGCAGGTGCGAGGTGCTCAAGAAAGACGGCTCACGTTGCCGCGACCGTGCCACAGAAGTGGATCACGTTATCGCCGGTGACCTGCATGAAATGTCCAATCTGCGCGGAATTTGTGCGTGGCATCATGCCCGCAAATCCGCCCTGGAGGGCGTAGCCGCTAAGCGCGAGCTCAACTCAATCCTGTACCGCAAGCCCGAAACGCACCCCGGAATCATTCCGCCGTCACGGGCTGTACCCACCCCCAATAGGGGGTTCTGAAAGGAGGCCACGTGCCACCACCACCGAAGCGAGACGCCGAACGTACCCGAAGGGTAGAACCCAAGACGGGTGCCGCACGGCATGGCGAGCTCCGACCTGTACGCATCCCGCCGATTGATAAGAACTGGCACCCCAGGGCGAAGGAACTTTACAAAAGCCTAAAGACCTCCGGCCAAGCGGACTATTACCAGGACAGCGACTGGAGCTACGCGCGCATCCTGTGTGACTATCTCACACGCTGGTATCAGTACCCCAAGGCCATGGACGGCGCGAACCTCGAACAGATGATGTCCAAGCTGGGCATGACTGAGGGCAGCCGCCGTCAGATTCTCCGCGTCGAGCTCGACAAGCCCGAAGAGGAAATGCCTGACGCAGAGCTCGTGGCCATCGACGGCTACAAGGGCCTGCTGGGGATGGCACAGTGACCTACCAGTACAACGCCACGGTGAACCGCTGGATTGACGGCGACACCGTAGAGCTGACTTTGGACCTGGGATTCTACCTCACGTACCGCTCACATTTTCGCCTGGAAGGCCTCGATACCCCTGAGAGGGGTAAGGCTGGGTACAAGGAGGCGCGAGCCTTCTGTGAGGCGCTTGCACCACCAGGGACAGCCGTTCTAGGCGTCACCTCCAAGAGTGACAAGTACGGCCGCTGGCTGATCTACCTACAGGGCAGCACCGGCCCCTCCATCAACTCACAACTGCTTGAGGCTGGCCTAGCTCGCCCCTACGACGGGGGAGCGAAGAGTGCCAGTTGACCTCAAGGGCATCGAGCCCAACGCAGAGAACGCAGCACGACTATTCCCCCCAACCCTCATCGGCCCCACGTGGCAGAAGAATGAGGACGGCTCCTGGCTCCTGCCAGAGAACAGTCTTGGGTGGCACATCCTTGGTTGGGTTTCAACTAAGTTGACAGACCCCGAGGGTAACCCCTGGACGTTCACCGCCGAACAGGCCCGGTTCCTACTGTGGTATTACGCCATCGACAAACGGGGAAAGTTCACATACAAGCAGGCGGTTTTACAGCGCTTGAAAGGTTGGGGCAAAGACCCTGTTTCAGCCGTAATGTGCATTGTCGAATTGATTGGCCCGTCACGTTTCAGTCATTGGCTGAATGCAGACGGCCACAAGATTGCGAAGTGGGAACCCGGCGCACGCGCTATGGGTAAACCCCTCGCGTCCGCGTTTGTAATTGTCACGGCCGTTTCCCTCGATCAGACTGAAAACACCACCCTCCTTTTCCCTTCACTGATTCCCGACCGTACCCGCGAGGAGTACCGGATCGACGTTCAGAAAGAAGTGATCTACGCGAATGGTGGGCGACAGAAATTGAAAGCTGTCGCAGCTTCATATCGTGCAGCCGAAGGCCAGCGTGTTTCATTTGCAATGCTGAACGAGACGCATCACTGGGTTCCAGGTAAGGGTGCAGACAAATTCTATCGCACCGTCAAAAACAATGTGACAAAAGTAAACGGGCGTTTCATTTGCATTACAAACGCATATGAGCCCGGTGAAGAGTCCGTTGCGCAACTGATCCGCGAGGACCAGGAAAAGGTGTGGGCCGGTTTGGCCCACCCGTCAGGATGGCTATACGACAGTATTGAGGCTCACCCTGAGGCAAGTCTGGACCCCGAGTGGCTGCCCTACTTGGTAGAAACCATCCGGGGTGACGCTTACTGGCTCGACGTTGACAACATCGTTCAGTCGATGATGGATACCTCAATCCCAGCCTCAACACATCGAAGGATGTGGCTGAATCAAATTGTGTCAACGGCCGATGCCCTATACACAACTGGGGAGTGGGACGCTATCCGCGTCGAAGGCCTCAGTGGAACCAAGCATGACCTGTTGCCCGGTGACGTTATTGTCCTGGGCTTTGACGGCGGTAAGACTGACGACAGCACCGCGCTTGTTGCAATCCGACTTCACGACAAATTGATCGTGCCCCTTGCTGTCTGGCAAAAGCCAGAGAACAAAAAGGACTGGCACATCAATGAGGCTGAGGTTGAAACCGAAGTCCACCAAGCGTTTCAAACCTACACTGTACGCGCATTCTACGCTGACGTTTATCCGTGGGAATCCTACATCAATGGTTGGTCCGACATTTACCGTGAGCGCTTGCTTATCAAGGCTACTTCCAAATCCACAATTGGGTTTGATATGCGCGGCAATGCGGAACGCATTGCACGTGGTAATGAGGCGCTAGTCGCAATGGTTCAGGATAAGCGCATTTTTCACAACGGTGACAAATCGTTACGTGTGCATGTATTGAACACAAAGCGCAGGCGCAACCAGTACGGTTTGACATTCGGTAAGGCGCATGCTGAGTCCCCACAAAAGGTGGACCTCTACGCCGCTACCCTGCTCGCTTTCATTGCCATGAGCGACCTTGCCGAATCCGGCAAGAAGGCCAAGCCGGTTTATAACCGGCGGCTGATTCAGTTCTAAACAGGAGACACAATTTGCCCACGATGGCTGAATATGTCGAGGATCGCTTAGCACAGGAAAATCCCGTCATTACCCCCACGGGCACTCCTGGCACCCTTTCCTTGCCCCTGATCGAAACCATGTACGCCACCCTCCAGGGGGACCGGGCGAACTACTTTGATCAGGCCTACGAATACTACATGGGGGATCACCTCCTCCCTTACGCTCCGCGCAACGCGAGTGAACAAATCCGCGACCTCCAGCAACGGAGCATCACTAACTGGATGCCCTTGCTTGTGTCGCTGCCCGTCCAAGTTTCCTACGTGGATGGCTACCGCCGTGGCACTTACGGCCTGGGAGCTCAGACTCCCAAGCTGACGGCAAAGGACATCAAGGCTGGCAAAGACCCCAAGCGGTTCTCAGCCGAGTACGCCTGCTGGCAGCGCAACCGCATGGATGCCAGACAAGCCACCATCTACAAGGCCGCACTCATGTACGGCCACAGCTTTGCGCACGTGAACAACGTTCACCCCTCAGGGGATGTCAAGGTGGAAGTCCTGGGAACGCGACACACAATCGCATTCTTTGACGATCCCGTAAACGACATCCGGCCGAAGATCGTACTCACAGTCAAGTCCTACGCCCGTGACGAAAATACACCAGGGCTGGCCATTGTGTGGGACGACGTAAACCGGTATGAGCTCACCATTGATGAGGAGAAGAAATTCCACCTCAAGGGTGAACCCATTCCCCACGGCCTCACCGGCTGCCCGGTGGTTCGCTACACGTGCGGCGCACCGGACGACGAGGGCCGCGCCCTTGGCGTCATAAATGACACGATGGTTTCACTGCAAAACCGCGTGAACCAAGCAGCGTTCAGTACGAATATCACCGCCGACTTTGGAGCGTTCAAGGTCAGGACGGCCGCAGGCCTACAGGTGCTTTACAAGACGGACCCCAACACAGGGGAGCCGCTACTGGACGCAGGTGGGAATCCGATCCCGGAGCCCATCGAAGTGTCACAAAGTAAGCTCCTCATCAGTGATGATCCTACAACCAAGTTCGATCAGCTAGACGAAACTCCACTGGATGGCTACCTCAAGAATGAGGATCAGACCACCAAGAACCTAGCGGCCATCGCACAGTTCCCCCTTCACGCGCTGATTGGTAACGTCTCCAATCTTTCTGCCGAAGCGCTCAATGCGCTGGAAGCACAATTCATGCGCCACATGAACTCTCTACACACCAGTTGGGGAGAGTCACATGAGGAACTGTTCCGGCTGATTGCCGAGGCCCTGGGGGATGCTGCTGGAGCCAACGCTTTCGGCGGTGAAGTCCGCTGGCGCGATATGAGCTCCAAGGCCTTTGGTGCCACCATGGACGGCCTGGGCAAGGCTGCTGACCAGCTTGATATGCCTAAGCGCTCTCTGTGGGCCATGATGCCAGGAATCACCTCCGGTGACCTGGAGGACATGGAGGCTCTCCATGAGCAGGAGCTCAACGACGCGATATTCAATGAGCAGACTCCCGGCTCCAGTGCGAACAGAGAAACCCGCCCGGTGACGGGTGGTGGTTCCTCTGCCAACACAGCCTGAGGTACTCGCCATTGAGGAGGCCCACCGCGCCGCACAAGCGCGGCTGGGCATCGCCTCAGCCTATCTAGCCGTCCGAGAGTGGAGCGGCGTTAGCGTCCAAGCCACAGTGAGTACCGGGGATGTCTGGCTGTCCCGCTCTCTCCAGATGATCCGTGCGATTAACAGGAAGTCAGTCCGCCTTGCAAAGGCGTACTACCAACTGGCACGCGCCCTGGAGACGGGCTACAGCCTGGGCTACCCCGAATACTCCACAGACCCCAAGCAGATCACCATGGGCGGCCTCAGGAAGCAATTCCTGGACCTCCTGGTAGAGGTTGCAGACATGGGCCGGAATGAGCCGGCCTCCGAGGCAGACCGCGACGAACAGTGGTTTGAGCGGGAACTGGCACAGGCACAGACAGAAGAGTTTGTGACGCCAGTCAATCCCAACTCTGTTGACCTGGACTCCTATATACAGGACATGCTCGACGCAACCGACTCCAAGGAAACGCCCGACTCCAAACAAGTCCTGGTGGATTCCTACAAGTGGAACATGCCAGACCTTTCCCTTGAGGACATACGCGACCAGTTTGCAAATGACCTCAAGGCAGCGGCCGACGAACGGGCCGAGAAAATCAAGCGCATCCGAGAGGATGAGGAGCTGACTCCCAAGCAGGCTTTTGCCAAGGCGGACAAGCTCCATGACGCTGCTGGCATCGTCAACGCCGGTCTAGTCGATCAGGCAAGCATCCAAGCAGGACGCGACCTGATCAACTATGCAGCCGGTCAGGACAAGCGCGTAATGATGTGGGCCAGGGGCACAGGCCCCAACCCGTGTGCATTCTGCGCCATGCTCGCAAGCCGTGGCTTTGCCTACACAAGCAAGGCCCGTGCCATGACCACCAAGGGTGGTGGCGACCACAAGAGCGCCTTTGGCGATCCTGCCATCAAGTCGTACCACCCAAATTGCCATTGTTACCCGGTGCTCCGTTGGGCAGACATCCCCGATCCCACAGCCCCAGGGCGTAATGCCCACTACGAAAAGCTGTGGAAAGACGAAATGCGCGGGAAGCGCATCGCTGCCAGGGGCACCAAAAACGACACGCTCAATCACTGGAGACGCATTATCTCTGCTGAACGTCGTGCCGAGCTAGACCGCATCCGTAAGGCTGCGAACAACAATCACTAAGCATGTTCCCAGGAGGACCAGCTATGCCGACTACCGGCGAAACCCAGGGCCAGGAGCCCATCACTGATCCGAACGCCGAAACTCAGCCGACCGGCAACGAGGGCGAGCCCAAAGACCGCTGGGATGGAATCCCCGACGAATGGGCTTGGACCAAGACTGCCATCGAGAGTGCCAACCGCGAGGCCGCAGGCCGCCGCGTTGCTCTCCGTGAAGCTGAGGACAAGCTGAAAGAGGCCAAGACGCCTGAGGAAGTCCAGTCCATTTTGGCTGAACACACCCGCAAGGCCGATGAGCTCTCAGCCCAGCTTTCCCGCGAACGCGCCGCGCGTAAGCACTCCCTGAGTGACGACGTGCTGGAGTTCCTGACTGGAACCACTGAGGAACAGATTGAGGCACAGGCAGCCAAGCTCGCCGCCCTCAAGCCTGGAGCCCAGGCAGCACCACCAAAGGTGGTCACTGTACCGGCACCCACAGGGGGAGTGACCCCCGCAAGCCAGCCCAACGAAGAGTCGGGCCGCGCCGCGTGGAGAGCGTTCAAGGATCGCCGGTAACGGCACCTTCCCAACCCCCTAAGGACTGACACAGCGTCGGTCCTTTTTTATTGCCCTGAAAGGCAGTCACAATGACATACACCCCGTCCCTGAAGGTCAAGCCTTCGGTACTGGTTGAGGCAGGCGTTGAAGCCCTGTCTGACAAATTGGTTATCGCCAACACGATCACCAAGCGCAACGACATTGCGAAGTTCTTCGCATCCTCCGGCGACACCATCACTCAGCGTGTCAAGGGTACACTGCCCGTTCGACTTTACGCGCCGCGTAACGATAGGTCACAGCCCATCGTAACCGACACATACGCCGAGTCTACGGTCCAGGTTACGATTGATGCAATCCGTCCTTACTCTGCTGTCAAACTGACAGACGAGCAGAAGGACTGGGACTTCAATGGTGGTTGGGGCGACATCACAGACGCTCAGACTGAAACAGTCTCTCAGTACGTCGAGCATGGTGTACTCCAGAAGATTCTGGACGCTCCGTATGAGCGCGTGATCGTTGCAAAGGACGACGCCGCTGGCCTCGCCGCTGCCAAGGACGCATCCCAGGATGTGTACTACAACATGGTTATCGAAGCCAAGAAGGCTCTGCGCCTCATGCGCACACCGTCTGAAACACTCGTGTGTGTTGTTGGCGTTGACTTTGAGGAAGCACTCCTCAAGTCCAACCGCCTCGTGAAGTTCCAGGGACACGGCGACAACGCTCTGGCCTCTGCAACACTGGGCACCATTGCTGGCGTGCAGTTTGTTTCAAGCACACACATCCCTGCGGACGAAGCCTACATGTACGCTCCCTCCGGCTTCATCGCATTCACAGGTGCG